CAGCGAACCCGCAACTGCTGACCCCGAACGGGATCTACCGACTCGCCTCTGACCGCACGGAAGCCGTGAAGCTGCTCAAGCAGTTCGGCTACTTCCTCTAGATCTTCCTCACTCAAGTGAGGTAGCGCCCGCACGGGCGAAACCACCTTCCCGCATGGGAGCACCGCAATGACTGTCCCAACCCCAGCACCGCCCGCAGTACCCACGCCCCCGCCGGCTGCACAGCCACCAGAGCCGACACCTCCAGTCGAGGATACGACGGACTGGAAGGCAGAGTCCCGAAAGTGGGAGCAGCGAGCCAAGGACAACAAGACTGCCGGCGACGCGTTGGCAAAGGCGCAGCGAGAGGCACTCCCCGAGGCCGAAAAGGCAACGGCTGACGCCAAGGCTGCTGGGCGAGCAGAGGCCGTCACCGAGTTCGGCAAGCGTCTCGCGCGTACCGAGTTCGATGCCGTCGCTGGTCGACGGAACCCGGACTTTGACACCAAGTCTGCCCTCGAATGGGTCGACCTGGCCCGCTTCGTCGGCGAGGACGGTGAGCCCGACTCCAAGGCCATCAAGGCTGCGGTCGAGCGCCTCGTTCCTGAGGCCGTCAGTGGTCCGCCGTCCTTTGATGGTGGCGCCCGCACTCCGGCCGCGCCCGCGAAGGACATGAACGACCTACTCCGCCGGGCCACCGGTCGGGCGTAACAACGCAGCACCAGTCGGCATGGCTGGCCTCGCTGCACAACCCCAATGACCTAGGAGGTCACCATGCCGTACAACAACCTCATCTCGCGCACCAGCGCACAGGCGCTCATCCCCGAGGTCGTGTCCAACGACATCCTCACCGGGCTGGTCAACCAGTCCGCGGCGATGACCCTGTTCAAGCAGGTTCGGATGTCCACCAACCAGACCCGGATGCCGGTCCTGTCTGCGCTGCCCCTGGCGTACTTCGTCAACGGCGACACCGGGATCAAGCAGACCACGCAGGTCGACTGGACCAACAAGTTCCTGAACGTCGAAGAGCTCGCTGCGATCGTCCCGATCCCCGAGGCCGTCCTTGATGACGCGTCCTACGACGTGTGGGGCTCCATCAAGCCCCTGGTCACGGACGCGATCGGCAGGGCCATCGACGCTGCTGTCTTCTTCGGCACGAACAAGCCCGCCTCCTGGGGTGGCGCGATCGTGACCGACGCCACCGCTGCTGGCAACGTCGTCAACCGCTCGCTCGGCACCCCGCGCGCAGACAAGGCCGGTCTCGCTGGCTACTTCGGGGACGCATTCGCTCAGGTTGAGGCAGACGGATTCTCTCCCGACGCCACCGTGGCGAACATCATCTACAAGGGCCTGCTGCGGAACACTCGTGACGCGAACGGCAACCTGCTCTCTGAGGTCACCCCGGCCTCGGTGTACGGCTCCCCAGTGCTGTACCCGATGCGTGGCCTGTGGCCCGTGCCGGCCACCGGTGCCGCCGAGGCTGTCGTGGGCGACTTCACGCAGGCGATCCTCGGTATCCGCCAGGACATCACCTACAAGGTGCTCACGGAGGCCACGATCTACGCAGCCGATGGCATCACCCCGCAGTACGCGCTCGCGCAGCAGGACATGGTCGCTCTGCGGATCGTGTTCCGTTGCGCGTTCGTGACCGCGAACACGATCAACTACGACAACCCCACGGCCGGCACGCGCTACCCGTGGAGCGTCATCAAGCAGGCTGTCTGATCGTTCGCTGTATCCAGTCGAAGGGTGGTGGTCGCATTGCGGCGTAATCGTTGGGTGCGGCCACCCCCTGACTGGGCTGAGCGATGGGGCAATAAGCGTTCCGACTTCGGCGCTTCCCCTTACGCCAGAGACGAAGTCGCCACTGCTGCTGTCAAGGCAGCGATGGCCCCGCTCATCGCCCCGTATGAGCTGAACGTGTACCCCAACGGGACCGACGCAGACATCATCGAATGGGAGAACAATCATGGCAGTGAAGAAGGCCAAGGACAGCGGCGAGGCCGAAGTTCAGGCGAATGTTGACGCCGAGAATGAGCAGGGATTCAGGGGTGTCCGCGTTGACGAGACACCCTTGGAGAACTACACCCTGGCGGGCAACGACAAGCCGACGCCGGAGACACAGAAGGACGATTCCTGATGGGCACCCCAACACAGGTCACCGGCGTCACGGCCGAGACGATCGCCGCCGCCGCATCCGCTGGTTTCCTGGGCTGGTCCCCGGAGCCCGACCGCTCTCCGTACACCGTTCGCAACGGTGGTGACGGCACCGCCGCCACGGCCTACGCGACCCTCACCGCTTATGCGGTCGGCAAGTCGGTCACGAGCGGTGGGCTGACCTACGTGGTCCGCACATCTGTCACGGCGGCGAACGCGACGGCCCCGGCCGCCAACGCGTCGTTCGTGAACGTGGACAACCATCGAGGTCCGGCCGAAGTGCTTTCGCCGACAGCCCGCAAGCTCCAGTTCTACCGCTGAGAGGAGGTGGCCGCCATGGCTGTGATTGTTTCTGATCTTGTGGCTCGCTGGCGGCCACTTTCCGCGTCTGAGTCGATCGTGGCTCAGTCCTACTTGGACGACGCCATGAACGAGGTGACCGTGCGTCGGCCGTCCGTCCTGGCTGACATCACTGCCGGTTTGGTGACGCAGGCTTCGCTGGTGCGCGTCGTCACGAGCATGGTGCTGCGGGTCCTGAAGAACCCTGACGGCAAGAGCGAAGAGTCCATTGACGACTACCGCTACAAGCGGGATGAAGTGATTGCCTCGGGCGCGCTCTACGTCTCTGATGACGAGTTGCGGCTCATCACTGGTGTGGTCATCCCGCGCGTGCGGGGTGTCCGCCTACTCTCGGGTGGCGAACTGCTGTGAGTGCTGAATCCGCAGTCATGGCTGGCCGTACCGCCGCGCTCGCGCTCATGCAGGACGCCTGCATCATTGATCGCCCCGGCGCCCAAGTCCTGAACACGACCCCCGGCAAGATGGAGACGCCCTACACGCTCGTGTACGACGGGCTGGTCCCCGGCGCGGGCGGTAAGTGCCGGGTGCAGCAGGTGGGCACGCAGGCGGGTTCCCCGAACGCTGGCGAGCATCAGTTCGTGATCGTGGGCCACGTCGTCCAGCTGCCTATCGACGCTACCGCCTACGCGGTGGGTGACCGGGTGCGGGTCACCGTGGCGACCCTTGACCCTGCGCTGGTGGGGCGGACGCTCACGGTGACTTCGCTGACGACCAAGTCCCACGCGACGATGCGCCGCCTGATCTGCGAGGAAGTGATCGCGTGATGTCTGACGCTCCGAAGTACGCCACCGGTGGCTTCATCCCGGACCTCGCAAGCGCTCGTGAGGATGACGTTCGGATCGTCAATGATCCCGGCTACATCATCACGGCGGCCATGGCCCGTCGATGCGGTCTCGCAGTCCTTGATCGTCTGAACCGCAAGGAGGCGCCTGATGGCTGAGATAAGCATCGACCTCAACGAGTTCACCCAACTCGCGGGCGACCTCCGCAAGTCAGAGCTGAGCATTGCCAACGACGTTCGCAAGATCATCCAGGTCGGGTCCATGAAGATCAAGAAGCAGATGGCCTCCGACATCAGCAAGTCCCCGCACTTCAAGGCTGTCGCCCCGTCGATCACGTTCACGACGAAGATCACCGCGACGGGTATCGAGTCCGAGATCGGTCCCGAGATCGGGAAGGCTGCCGGTTCGTTGGCGTTCATCGCCGCACACGGCACGTCAACCATGGGTCCGTCGTGGGACTACGCGGCACCGCTTGAGGCTGAGGGCAAGGTCGTGGAAGCGTTCCTGCTCAAGGCTGTGGGGAAGATCCTGTGAGAGACCTCATTGGCGGGCTACTACTCGCCCTCGCAGCGAAGATCATGCGACCACAAACGCTCCGAGAAGTCATGGCCAAAGTCCATGTCCCGCATGAGGAGCCACCATCCGGTACGTGGCGATTGGTGGTCTGCCCCGATTGCGGCCAGGAGATCCCCATTGGCGTACTCCCTCTGCGGTTGGGTGTTGACGACGAAGGCAATCAAGTCGCGTTCGCTGACATCGAGATGACTGATGTCTGGGCACATTCGTTCACACATCAGGACCGACCATGATCCGGGCCACAGCGGACGCGATCAAGGCCGCACTCGTCCTGCCCAACTTGATCGTTCACGACACTCTCGTCCCGGCGTCACCTACGTTCCCATACGTTGTCGTATTTTCTGGGAGCCCTCGCGCTGAGGATTCCGACCGGGCCAGCGGGTACGCATCCACGGCTGACCACGAGTTCCAGACGACGGTCGTGGGCACGAACGCCGACCAGGTGCGCCTCCTGTCCGAGTGGGTCCGCACGGCGCTACTGGACGTCCGCCTGACCGTGACCGGACGGTTGTCGACCGGGGTCAAGCCGATCAGCAGCACCGACCCGCGCGTCGACAACGACATCCCGAGTAAACCGATCTACGCCTCCACTGTTTGGGGCTTCTACTCTGTCCCGTCCTGAACACCGTTGCCCTGAAAGGGGATTCACCCATGGCCTTCATCCAGTTCGTCCGCGTCAAGGACCTCAGCACCGGCCACGAGTACGACGTGGTCGAGTCGGCGGTCGACCCCGACGCCCACGAGGTCCTGCCGAAGTACCCCCCGAACTTGACCGGCATCCCGAGGCCAGCCAAGCACCGCAGCACCAAGGCCACCACCCCGGCGGCCATCACAAAGGAGAAGTGATATGCCCGCCATTGTTCTGCCCCCCTCAGTCCCTGTTGACCAGATGCTCAAAGTGATCTGGGTTCCGACGCTGGCCGACCCCAACGCCCCCAAGCTCACCGAGATCGGTGATGGTGTCGCCACCGCCATCGACATCACCTGCTACCTGACCAAGGACGGGTCCTTCAAGGACTCCTCCGATCAGGCGAAGTTCGTTGACGCCCGTGCCTGCACCTCCGAGGAATGGGAACTGCTGGGTGCCACGAAGCGGTCCCTGGAGAACCTGATCTACGTGTACACCCCGCAGGCTGCCGCGTTGGCTGCGACGAATGCGGCATACGAGAAGCTGGTGCCCGGCAGTACCGGGTTCCTCGTGGTCCGTCGCGCGCTGGACTACTCGGCAGTGCTGGCAGTCGGGCAGTTCGTGTCCGTGTGGGGTGCGACGTTGGGTTCGCGCCATGAGGTTGGTGACACGACGAACTCGGTGTTCAAGATGACTCAGGGCGTGTCCCCGTCGTTCTACGCGGAGAAGGTCGCGCTCGTCGCCTGACCCCTCGTTCGGGTGGGTGCGTGGCCCTGGCCGGCGCGCGCCCACCCTTCACCACCATCCGGCCAGAACCCGCTACCGGCCAGGAGACTGCCATGACCATGTTCCGCAAGAAGCCCGTCGTCATCGAAGCGTGGCGCGTTGAGGACATCAACCACGCGTTCGCCACCGACTACTGGAAGGGTCTGCCGGACTGCATCCGGGACGCCTATGACAAGGGTGGGTGGATTGCCGGTGCGCTCAAGGATGGAGTCGGACCCGAGCGCGGGATCTACATTCCAACGCTTGAGGGCTCGATGTTTGGGTCGCCCGGCGACTGGATCATCAAGGGCGTTCAGGGCGAGTTTTACCCCTGCAAGCCGGACATCTTCGAGGCGACCTACGAGGCGGTGTCGGCATGACCACCCTGAACACTGACCTCACCGACTACCCACCTCTGGTCTGCATCGAGTGGGAAGACGCCATGAACATAGCCACATGGCATGACCTCTCTGAGGCTGTCGAATGGGCAACCGGCGACGGGTTCCTCTGCCGTAACGTCGGCTACCTCGTCCACGAAGATGATCAGTGCGTGGTCCTCGCGGCCCGCTTCAACATCGGCCTCGACGACAGATCAGTGGGGCTATGCGAGCGACTCCCAAAGGGCCTAATCGTCCGCCGCTGGACGCTCGACAAGGAGGCAATGGCATGACCACCATCGACGCGCCCACCCCCGACGACGCCACGTTCTCGATCGACGACTGGATCAGCGGCGCAACCCGCCCCGAGACCGTCATCATGCTGTCGTCCAAAGGCCACGAGTACGGCCAGTTCAAAGCCCTCGAGGTCGAATTGTACGCTGCGCAGAAGGCCGCAGAGGACAAACCCGCCGACGACCGCCTCGTGTCCGTCGCCAGCGCTGAGCCTGCCCGGATAGCAGCCGAGATGGACGCGCTGGCCAAGGTCATCGACGCAGGCCGTCACCCGTTCCGGCTCCGCGGGCTGAACGACGCTGACCTGAAGCTCATGCGCGCGGCGACCAAGGATCTTGACGAGGACGAGACGACCGCGCACCTGCTGGCCATGTGCTGCATCGACCCTGTGCTGACACCGGCGAAGTGGGTTGAACTGCGGCAGGCCCTCGGTGAAGGCCAGTGGACTCAGTGCATCCGTGAGGCCAACAAGGTTTCGTTTGAAGGATCCGTGGATGCGCCTTTTTGTCTCGCTGCCTCCGTTATCCTCGCAACCGCCAAGTCCTAGAGGATCTGAGGGCGGCGCACAAATGGGTGCCGTTGAGCGTGTTCCGGGGGCAGCGTAGGCCGGGCAGGAAATGGTTGCGGTCTGACACGCTGTTGGCTCGTGCGCTGGAGTTGCATGAGGACAGCATCTGCCCCGACTGCGGGCAGCCGAGAGATGAGACGTTCGACCCTTTGCATGACAGCGATAACCCAGCCCGGACGGCTGAGTACGTGGTCTCCGAGCCGTTGAGGGACCACGCCTGCACGGCCATGTCTCGGGCGCGCAAGAAGATCAGCGACGCCGACTACCCGCACCCTGACGGGCTGCGTATGGGCGTCTCTCGCGTGCCGATCAGTCCCGCCGTGCCATCCCAGCACCCCACATGATCCCCCCGATGATGGCGACCACGAGGCCGATGCCGACCAGTCGCGGGAGGTTGCTGGCCAAGCCGACCCCGGCGAGTAGCAGACCTCCCACGCCAATCCGCCAACCTGTCGACTCCCGGTCTTTGGCGCTCTTTCGTACCTCGCTCATACCTGCACGTTAGACCAAGGAGGCGACGATGGCTGATCGCACCGTCAAGGTCATCCTCAAAGCCGACGTATCCAGTCTCGTAAATGGCATGAAGTCCGCACAGAAGTCCACCAAGGACTTCGCCAAGAACTCGACGGACTCGGTGACCAATAACAGGGCCGAATGGGAGAAGGTCGGCACGGGCATGATGGTCGTTGGTGCCGCGATCACCGGCGTCGGCATCGCGGCGGCGAAGACGGGCATCGACTACAACACGCTGCAACAGACGAGCAGGGCCGCGCTCAAGACCCTCCTGGGGTCCGCGCAGGCCGCGAATGCCCAGATGGACAAGCTCGATGCGTTCGCGCGCACGTCCCCGTTCGCCAAGCAGGTGTTCATCACCGCGCAGCAGCAGTTGATCGGGTTCGGTATGGCGGCGAAGGACGTCATCCCGACGCTGGATGCGATTCAGAACGCGGTCGCGGCCACTGGTGGGTCGAATGATGACATCGCCCAGTTGGTGCGGATCATTGCGCAGGTTGGTGCGTCCGGGAAGATCACCGCCGAGGACCTGAACCAGTTCGGCCAGCGCGGGGTTGACGCGGCTACCCTGATCGGGTCGCAGATGGGCAAGACGGGCGCGCAGATCCGCGAGGAGATCACCAAGGGAACCCTCGGCGCTGACGATGCGGTCAAGGCCCTTGTCACCGGTATGGACCAGCGGTTCGGCGGGTCCGCCGCGAACGTCAAGGCCACGTTTGCCGGCGCGACTGACCGGGTGAAGGCCGCGTGGCGTGACCTGTCCGGTGATCTCATGGCGCCACTGGTCGGGCCGAACGGCGGCGGGTTCCTGATCGACGTCGCCAACGGCGCCGCCAATGCGATGCGGGCGTTCCAGTCGCTCCCCACTCCGATCAAGACCACCAGCGAGACGGTTACCGGGCTCGTCGGCGGAACTGCGCTCCTGGCCGGCGCGTTCATGGTGGCCGTGCCCAAGATCGTTGAGACAAAAAAGGCGCTGGATACCGTGCGGATCGCCGGGGTATCTGGCACAACGGCGCTCAAAGGCTTGGGCAAGGTTGCGGGTGCAGCCACCGCAATTTACGCCATAGCGGCGGCGGCTACTCTTCTGGGAAACTCGATGCGAGGCGCAGTGCCCGGGGTGGAGGCCACGACCAAGGCGCTCCTTACCAGTGTCGACGCTGGGGCGATGAGTACCGCGACTATTGATGGGCTCTTTGCGAGCATCAAGTCGGAGATTGGCCCCGGCACCACTCACGTTGACGATCTAACGTCAGCCTTTGCTCGATTGACTGACCCCCACCGCATAGAGGGGTTCACCGACAAAATCGGCTCGATGGTGGGGCAGGTCAACAGCGGCACCCAGTCCGCTGAGGTGTTCACCAACATCGGCACCGCACTCGGCAAACTGGTCTCGTCCGGCTACGCAGATCAGGCCAAGGCCCAGTTCGACGCGATGGCCAAGAAGCTCAACCTGACCGGCGCTGAGACTGGCCAGCTGATGCACCTGATGCCCGCCTACGGTGAGGCGATCGCCGGGGCGGCCAACGACGCGAAGATGGCCGCAGGCAAGACGGACACTCTCGCCGGCGCACAGACCGACCTCGCCACTGAGACACAGAAGGCCAAGGACGCGATCGACGCCGAGGTTCAGGCGTTGCAGGACTCTGGGCTCGTGGTCCTGTCCACCCGCGCCGCCACACGGGACTTCGCACAGGCGCAGCGGGATGCGACGGCGGCACTGAAGGAGAACGGTAAGAGTCTCAAAGACGGCACTGTCAAGGGTGACGCCAACGCGGCAGCCCTCGACAAGATGGCGAGCAGTGCGCTGGGCGTGGCTGACTCGATCTTCAAGGAGACCGGATCTGAGGAGAAGATGCGCGCCTCGCTGATTGCGTCTCGGGCGTCGTTGGTTGCCATGGGTATCAAGTTCGGGATGACCAAAGCCCAGGCGAACGCCTACGCCGATTCGATCATCCACATCCCTGCGTCCAAGATGACCAAGGTGGAACTCGACAAGGCCGCCGCCGAGGCGAAGGCCAAGGCCCTGCAGGCGCAGATCAACGCGATCAAGCAGGGCAAGGTTCCCGGCGTTGACGCCAACACTGCGGCGGGGAAGGCGAAGATTGCGGCGCTACAGAAGCAGATCAACGACCTGAAGAGCAAGACGGTCACTATCACCACCGACTACCGGCGGATCGGCAAACCGCCCGTCACTGGCTCTGGCGCGGCCACCGGCGGTTACATGCGCGGGCCCGGCACCACCACCTCGGACAGCATCCCGGCGATGCTGTCCGACAAGGAGTATGTGGTCAAGGCTGCCGCGGTGTCCAAGTATGGCGTCGGGACGATGGACGCGATCAACTCGATGCGCTTCGCCGCCGGCGGGTACGTCGGGCCGACCGCGACGACCGCCGCCACGTCCTCATTCGGCAATACCGTCCGACTCGACAAGGCCACCATCAGAGCCCTCGGCCGCGAGATCGCAACCAGGCCCAACGTTCTCGATGGGCAGATCATGGCCGCGTCTGTCGACCGACGTTTGGCGCCCCGATGAACACACAGGCCCACAACTTCACCCTTGACGGGTTCGCCCTGACCGGCCTTGACGGGTTCGGGGTGCTGTGGACGGTGGAGGCCATGCCCGGTTGGCACAGTGCTCCTCCGATGCGTTCGGAGCGGCAACCGAAGGCGCAGCAGGCAGGGTCATGGCCAGCCACGGGCCACGCTGGCGAGCGGCTGGTCACGCTGCGGGGCAAGGCGAAAGCGCCTGACACGGCCACGCTCGAGGCTGCTGCGACCCGCCTGGCCGCTGTCCTCGCGTCCGGTGGGATGGGCGACCTTGTTGGGGTGTCGGACTACGGCGCCCTCTCGATGTCGGTGTCATTGGAGGACGCTCCCGAGTTCGACCCAGTCTCGGATCAGCTTGCCGTGTGGCAGCTCACTGTGGCTGCCCCGGACCCGCTGAAGTACGGCCCGCCGACCTTCGCCACCGCGAACCTGTCGACGTCCACGCCGGGCGCGGGCAGGATCTGGCCTCGAGCATGGCCAATGGACTGGGGTATCCCGGCCGGTGTGACTCCTGGCGCGGTGGCTGTGTCGAACGCAGGGACGGCGCCGTACTGGCCTCGTCTGCGGGTTGACGGCCCGTCGCCGCACCCGACCGTGTCCATGGTGGAGACGGGTGCGTGGGTGCGTTACGGCGGGACTTTGCTTGCTGGGGG